GTTTCCGCCGGTTGCTCCCACCGCGCCATTTGGCGTATCAAAAACAGCCGAGGCTCTAATCGCAGCCGGATGAAACTTCAGTGGCAGGTCATTGCTACTGATGCGCAGAGTTGCGCGGTATCCGCTAATTTTCGTCCGCGATCATGTTACATGATCTCATGGGAAGCGCTCATAGCGCTCATAATGAGTGGATCGCAAAGGGGTAGCCGCTCCATAAGGCAGTGCGTGAAAGCACATACCGGTGGGTGCTGATCTTCAATCGCGAGCCCTAGCGGGCTTAACCCAAGGCAGCGGGCGTCGCCTTCTCGAAAGCACGGGCCGGCCGGTCTTCACCATCCGCGGGCATGACGTAGAGGACTTCGTCGGGCGTCGTCCGCCGGTATGGGGCGGATGCAGCTGGGGTCCGCGCGATCGTAGATGCCGCTAATCGCCCGCGCCAACATCGCCCATGCTTGCGGCACCTGTCAGCTCAGGGTCGCGTAACTCTGATCACTCGCCAGCGCGAATGCGTTGCCGGTAGCGCTCGCGGTCCTCCTCGGTTGCTCCCGTGGAGAGCTCTTGGCCCGGTTCGAGCCGATGCGCGACAGGCTGCCATGGCCGCCCTGGGTTCTCTTGCTCCCAAAGCTTCTTGGCTCGCCGCTCTAGTTCGGGGTTCTGCACCGGCGCCTCCTTCATCCTGAACCTGATGGCCGAGAGCATACCTTGATGGAGCCTTTATACAGAGATGGCCAATCCGAAATATTCAGACGAGGTGAAAACCTACGTCGTGCAGGCGCTTGCTTGCTTCGACAGCCCGGCCGTCGTCGCAAAAGCAGTCAAGGCGGAGTTCGACGTCGTCATCAGCCCTCAGGCAGTGGAAGCATACGACCCGACAAAGCGGGCAGGTCGGAAGCTCTCACAGCGGTTCCGTCTGCTCTTCGAGGAAACCCGAAAGACCTTCCTAGAAGATACGGCGACCATCGCCATCAGCCATCGGGCGGTCCGGCTGCGCGCTCTCCAGCGGATGGCAGAGAAGGCAGAGACACAGGGCAACATGGTGCTGGCGGCATCGTTGATGAAGCAGGCCGCCGAGGAAGTGGGTAATGCCTACACCAACCGGCGCGAGCTAACGGGAAAGGATGGGAAGGACCTGCCGGTACCCGTATCGCCGGTCACGATCTTCCAGTTACCCGACAATGGCAGGAGCTGAGCAAGGGCAGGGCGCCCAGACGATCATCCGGCCGCAGCCGGGCCCGCAGACAGCATTCCTCGCCTCGCCGGCAGATATCGCGATCTATGGCGGCTCCGCAGGCGGCGGCAAGACGTGGGCGCTCCTTATGGAGCCGCTGCGCCATATCGCCAATCCGCAGTTCGGCGCCGTCTTCTTCCGCCGGTCCACCGTGCAGGTCCGAAACGAGGGCGGTCTCTGGGATGAGAGCGAGAAGCTCTATCCGGCCATCGGTGCATCGCCCAAGGAGCATGTGCTGCAATGGAGTTTCCCGTCAGGGGCCTCGGTATCGTTCGCTCACCTCGAGCATGACAAGACCGTCCTGAACTGGCAGGGCTCGCAGATCCCGCTTATCTGCTTCGATGAGCTGACGCATTTCAGTGCCAAGCAGTTCTGGTACATGGTTTCGCGTAACCGCTCCATGAGCGGCGTGCGGCCATATATCCGAGCAACCTGCAACCCTGATGCAGACAGCTGGGTGGCAGAGTTCATCAGCTGGTGGATCGACCAAGACACCGGACTGCCGATCCCAGAGCGGGCAGGCGTCCTTCGCTGGTTCGTCCGCATCGGCGATGCGATCATCTGGGCCGACAGCCCGCACGACCTGGCGCACTACACCGCGCCGAATGAGGACGGCATAGACGCGCCGATCCCGCCGAAGTCGGTGACGTTCGTTCCGGCGAAGCTCAGCGACAACCGCGCGTTGATGACAGCGGATCCGAGTTATCTGGCAAGCCTCATGGCCTTGCCGACCGTCGAACGGGAGCGCCTCCTTGGCGGCAACTGGAAGATTCGGCCGGCTGCCGGTCTCTACTTCCAGCGCGCCTGGTGCCAGCTGGTTGACGCCGCGCCGCATGACATTCGTTGGATGCGCGGCTGGGACTTGGCAGGCACGCCGAAGACAGAAAGCAATGATCCGGACTGGACTGCTGGAACGCTGATGGGGAAGACTCCGGACGGTCGATACTTCATTGCGGATCACCGGCGCGATCGTTTGTCACCTGCTGGCGTAGAGCGGATGATCAAGAACACTGCGGACGGCGACGGAAGAGCGGTTGCCATTTCATTGCCACAGGATCCGGGGCAGGCAGGCAAGAGCCAGGTGGCCACCCTGACGAAGATGCTGGCCGGTTTCAGCGTTCGCTCATCACCGGAGAGCGGCGACAAAATCACGAGGTTCAGTGGCTTCTCGGCTCAGGCCGAGGCGGGTAATGTCTTCGTGATCCGCGGCCGTTGGAACGAGGACTGGTTCACCGCCTTGGAGAGCTTCCCCGAGGCGACGCATGACGACGATGCGGACAGCACGAGCAGAGCATTCAACGCGCTGATCTCATCGCCCCCCGTGACGACGACCACGACGGTGCAGGGGCTATATTGAGACTGGGGGCTCTTCACTGTCCGGACAGATGCCGAGCGAGCGTCCAGCCTTCGTACCCCGATACCCGGATCTTCTGCCATCCATGTGTCGAGTAGGGCAGGAACTGGATTTCGCACTGGTTCGGCAGGAGCTCTTTGATGACGCGCGAGTGATCGGATGGATAGGCGCGGACGGGTAAGCCCTTTGGTCGAGAGATGCCATCGACGCAGTACATCGCTGGCGACACCATAGAGATAAACCGACGGTTTACCCATCCGCCATTGTGTCCGTCTTCAACTGGGCACCATTGGCCCTCGCAATTGGCAAGCACCATGACGCCGCACCGGCCATAGCGGAGCTTCGACACGACCCTGCTGCTGGCGGAACCCGCAGATCGCATATTCAGCGCGTCGTCGGACCTTACGTTAACGACGCAATGCTCTTCGCCGACGGCAATCTGAGCATTGGCGGGGAAGGCGATGAAGGCCATCGCCGTCATGATGCTGGCGAATATGAGTGGTGCGGGCATTGGATCTCCTCCTTGGTCCAGACAATGAGTCGAGCCGGCTGAACTATGTCTGAATAGGACGACAATATGAGTGATGCCGTCGAGACCAAACACCCAGCCTATCGCGAGCGCGTCGATGAATGGTCCCTGATGAGGGACACCGCCGGCGGCGAGAAGGAGGTGAAAGGAGCAGGAGTTGCGTATCTACCTGAGCCTTCCGGCTTCAAGGCCCAGGCTGACGGCGGTACCGCACTCTATGACGCTTACCAAAAGCGGGCCCAGTTCCCGGAGATCGTCCTGCCGACGATCCACGGCATGGTTGGCGTCATCCACAGGACCGAAGCACAGATCGAGCTGCCCGCTGCGATGCAGCCGCTCTGGGAGAAGGCAACGAAAGATGGGCTCCCTCTTGAGGCTCTGCATCGCCGGATCACTGCAGAGCTCCTGACGACCGGCCGCTATGCTCTGCTTGCTGATGCTGCCACAGAAGGTTCGGACCTGCCTTGGCTTGCCGGCTACACCGCTGAGGCTCTGATCAACTGGGCCGATGATCGCTCCATGTTTGTCCTCGACGAGAGCGGCTTGAAACGTGAAGGCTTTCGCTGGAAACCAGAGCAGCGTTTCCGCGTGCTGGAGATGAAGGACGGCACCTATACCGTCCAGACCTATACCGGCTCAGAACGGGCGCCAGGTGATGAGGTAACGCCATCGGGCAGAGGCAATGCCAAGCTGAATGAGATTCCTTTCGTCGTGATTGGCGCGCGCGATCTATCGCTGCCTCCGGAGCTTCCGCCGCTACTCGGTGTGGCTAGATCGGCCATTGCTCTCTATCAGCTGTCCGCGGACTATCGCTGGCAGTTGTTCATGACAGGGCAGGAGACGCTGGTCGTCATCAATGGCGATCCTCCGTCGGCTGTCGGCGCTGGCGCGGTCATCGCGATCAAGCAGGGCGACAATGCTGGCGCTCCTGATGTGAAATACGTCGGACCGGCCGGGACAGGCATTGCTGCTCACCGGACTGCGATCCTGGACGAGAGGCAAAACGCGGCACAGTCCGGGGCTCGGTTGTTCAACAACTCGGAGAGCAAGTCGGCGGAGAGCGGTGACGCCCTGCGGATACGGTTCGCCGCCGAGACGGCTACGCTGACGTCGATTGCTCTTGCGAGCGCGCAGGGCTTGGAGAAGGCGCTCCGGCACATCGCCATCATGATCGGGCAAGGTCCCGAGGCGGTGACAGTGAAGCCGAACCTGTCGTTCGTGGATGCGACGCTGACACCTGAGCAGGCGGCTTCGCTCGTGTCGCTTTGGCAGAATGGCGCGATCTCGTACGAGACGCTCTACGAGAACCTTCAGCGCGGGGAGATCGCAAGCGCTGAGCGGGATCACGAGGCAGAGCTTAGGTTGATCGTGAGCGCGACGAGCATCCCACGGCTTTCGTCTGTTGACGGAGGAGGAGCCGTCCGCTGTTTTAGAACTTCTGCTTTGCGCGCTTTGGCA